AGTCTCTGCGGAGGCCAAGCCAGGGTCAAACGCCGTGGCTGAAGTCACCGGCTGCACGCCTGGCACAAGCGGCTCGGCGCGGCTTAGGTTTTGTTGCGCTCGTTCTGGATTTGTTGCAAGTCGATTAAGCAAACTGCCAATAATGGTTTCTCTGCCTGATTGCGTGAAAGGCTGCACTAAGGAAACAGGCGCAGATAAAGCGCGTTGCGTGGATGACAGGGTTGGACCGCCTGGTGCCACCATACCGGCCATCATTGCACCGCCTAATTGCGCGTAAGGAGGCGCACCACCCTCGCGCAATGAACCGCTAGCAAGCGTTGCTGCTGTGGCCGCCGAGGCTTGCGCTGTAGGGCTTGTAGCCAGCATCTTGAGGAATTCTTGCGCCGTCTGAGACTGCGCCGCAGGCAGTGCGCTTTTCGCCAGATTNGCAGCGCCANACACGCCATAGCCAGCCGTTGACATATCCTGCACCACTCGCTCTTGCGCCGTCTGTGGCTCAGGCAAACCNATCGCTGAGAGCGTTCTAGGCACTGCCTGAGTCATTGTCGGCACATTGGTGCCTGCCGCCAGATTAAAGAAATTGACGGCAGGGTCAACCACCAGCGGCAGCATACCGCCAGCAGTCAATACAGACTGCGCCATCGGTCGTACAGACAAACCTATCTGGCGGCCAAGTTCATTAGGTTTAGGCAGTGACAGCCCAAAGAAAGAGTCATCTGCCTGGTTATCCATCATTGCCGCTGGCCCTGACAAATTCTGAATAGCCCGAATGATCTGCTCATCAGTCATAGTGGCCGGAAATGCAACCGGCCCAACATTTGGTACTTCTACAATTCTGTCAGCCATGATTGATCAATCCTCTACATATCGTGTGACACCGGTCTTATCGTCTATGACAAGTCTGCCTTTTTTTGCTTTTGCTGCACCATCCGCTGGCTTTTTCACCAATGATGGCAATGTTGCTGGCGCACCTAAAGCAGCGTCAAGATTCTTGAATCCATATTGACCTCCAAAGCCCTTGTATTCATCACGTTTTTGGTTGTAAGCCTGACCAGCCGCCGCATAAAGCTCTGCCGACAATTGCTTGAAGTCTTCGCGTTGTGTAGGTGTCAACTTCTCACCTGAGATTAAATTATTGAAATAATATTGCAACCTATCCATACGACCAGACGCAGCCATCGCAATACCCAATTCTGATTCACGCACAACAGAGCCAGGATCAAGCAGCTTCATAACCTTAGTAGCGCCAGCAACATCACCAATTGGAGTGCCTTGCGATAAAGATGAAATAACCTGACTATATGCAGTCTTCATGTCGCTGAAGTCTTTATAAATAGGCTCTGCTCTGAACGCCTTGGCTAAAGACATCTCATTCTCAAATCCCTTTTGACCGCCGGTCATATCAACAGTCACACTTGCTGCGGAAGAACGGCGCAAAGCCTTGACGTTTTCCAATGTGATTGGTGTATTTGTTGCCTTAAGCAATTGAATTTCGTTTGGCAAAGCCTCTGGCTTATCCAACTGGCGCAGATTCTCAAGAGTGATAGGCAAATTCAATGCCTTCAAATACTTAATCTTTTCTGGATCAGCCTCTGGCTTTTCAAGCAGGCGCAGATTCTCCAGCGTAGGTTTCATTCCAAGTTCAGCCAACAGCTTGGCTTTCTCTGTTGGCTGAGTCAGTTTCAGCATCTCAGGAATACCCTTTTCTGCCGGCAATGCAGCCAACATGGCGCGTTGCATTGGTGTCAATACTGATGCGCCACCAGTTGCAGTGCCATCAGACGGCATCGGCTGGCCGATCATTGCAGCACGTTCAACGGTTGGGCCAACTTGCATACCTGGCACTGACAAAGCCTGCTGTGGCGTGATCTCAGTACCAGCGGTAGGCTGACCCATCAAGAAGTTTTGATAGGACTCTTGTGCCGCCTGCGCTCTCTTAGCCTCATCCAGTTTCTGTCTTGCCATCAGCTGCTGAATAGCATTCTGCTGTGCGCCTTGATAACCGGCAGTGCCAGCTTGCAACGCGCTGCCCAATGCCTGACCTAGCGAAATGGGTTGTGCGCTTCTCCCGCTGGATTGAAGTAATGCGGCGGCTGCTTGCAGCATTCCTTGTTGTTGTATTTGCTTCTTTTGATCTTCACTCAGATAATCGTCAAAAACAGAGCCTCCACCACCAAACAATAAACCGCCCGTATTGTTTCCATATCCAGTAACTATAGGAAGTGGTATCTCGCGTCCAGCAACACCAGTTTCAGTATTCAAATTAACAGCCATTTTTCACCTCATCCTAAAAGTCCAATAACACCGCCAATTCCTGCCCCGACAGGGCCGCCAAGTTGATAACCAGCAGCAGCACCACCCAATGCTCCAGCAGCAGCATTTCTGTAATATGGCGTCTGAGTCTGTTGACCTAAATTCGGCAAACTCAAACTCAAACCGCCCTGTGCGATCTGCAACTGTTGCAAAGCCTGATTGCGAGCAGCATCCAACTGCGCTTGCTCTAATTGCTGACGCGCACCACCTAAACCCATTGCAGTCTGAGCGCCTTGCAAATTCATCCCGCGTGCAGCCTGCGCCAGCTGTGCAGACTGCAAATAACCTTGTTGGCGCATTTGAGCAGCAGCCTTAGCCGCAGTCTGTAATGCACCTTGGTTTGTCAAAGCGGATTGCACCCCATAGCGCGAACCACCAAATGCTTTGGCGGCTGTGGCTTGCTGTGCATCACGCATAACTTGCATCTGCCTTGCTTGCTCAATGTCGCCAAGCGTGCCTTGGATAACTTGTTGCTCGTATGGGTTTTGGAATTCTTGAATGCTTTGTGCATTGAAAGGAGTCAGTCCAATGTTGTACGCAGCTTCTTCGCCAGCTGTATACATAGGATTAAATCCAGCGAATTGCTGTCTTGGCAATTCTGCTGCCACACTTCTAGCTTGATCAAGATTCTGCAAATATGCACTCTTTAATTCAGGATCAATACTTGTACTGCTTGTACTTGTTCCACCTTTGCTCATATCTTTACTCCTTAAACCGTTTCGCCGTTTTCACGGATAAATTTTGTTTCTGTTCCCAATGTATCAAACAACTTCATCCAAAATCTTTCAAGTGGTTTGAATATCCAGCCCCATTTGTTCTCACCGTAATACCACTTGGCATAACAGACAGCAGGATCAGCAAAAGTCTTAACAACAAAAAAGCTAAACAACTTCGATTTACGCATCAGTGGAATAAAAACTTCAGCTAACTTATAGTAACCACGTTTATTTTTTTCTGTGACTTTTTCATCGCGGTATCGGCGCACAACTCTATCCATAGTTCCATCGCCATAGCGTGCTTCCAGCATGATGAAACAGCAACCGCCGCCACCGCCGCCGCCACCGCCACCGCTAGATGATGAAGTACTCTGACCAGAACTAGGCCCAGCGGTCATACCAGTACTTAGACCGCCCAGAGATGCGCCAGATGAAACACTGGTTGATCCAGCCGTTGTAGCGCCAGAACCTATGCCTATTCCAGTACCACCGCCGCCACCGCCGCTAGAAGATGTACTAGGGCTACCCAGAAGACCTAAAGGAGTTCCTGTCACTGTACTTTGACTTACTGGTGATGTAACAGCACCTAAATTACCTACAGGAACTCTAGTTGTTTCACCTTGACTTACTGGCGATGTACTAGGACTACCCAAAAGACCTAAAGGAACTCCAATTGCTTCACCTTGACTTACTGGTGATGTAACAGCACCTAAATTACCTACAGGAGTTCCTGTCACTGTACCTTGACTTACTGGCGATGTAACAGCATCAGTTGAAGTAGGACTAGTGGTTGCAGGAGGAAGCGCAGTACCTGTTGCTGTACCTTGAGTTACTGGCGATGTAACGGCTGTCTCTGCTGCATTATTATTTACGATATCTTGATATATTTTAACTAAATTAGGAGCCAATATTGCATTTATGATTTCTGCATTTTTTGATTGGAATGCAGCAAGTTCTGCTGGTGTCATGGCATCAAAGAATGCATTTATTCTTGCTTGTTCAGATGGATTTCTAGGACCGCCGCGAACATCAGTGATGTTGCTTAATTTAGACAACAAATCCTCAACACTACGCTGACGAAAAATGCCTGGTCGATAACCGCCAGAAGTTTCAAGCAAAGAATTTAATTGCTGATTACTTGTTGCCTGATAAGCCTTCATCTGCTCCATAGCTTTTTGATATGGAGTTAAACCAGTTTCAAGCAGACCACCACGAAATTCTGGGGCTGGCAATGATGTCCAGCTTTTGCTTGCTAAATAATCTTCATAAGCCATTTACAAGTCCTTGCACAGAATGAACCATTTTGGTTCGTATCCCTCGTCCTTTAAAAATGTTCTCTCCCAGCCTTTACGGCCAGCTAGAGACACTCGGCTGCAACCTATGCTCTTACCCCATTGCTCGATCAAAGGTCGCATCAATCGGAGTTCATCTAGGTCGCCGCCAGCGAGGAAATAGTGCAAGTCCTTCAACTGCGGGTAGACAATGATCTCAGTCACTACTGCTGAATATTTACCAGGCCAGAGTTGAAACTGACCTCGCTTGATACCTTCAGCAATATCCTCAATTTTGTGAGTACCGCCAGAGTATTCTAAGGCCGCAGCCACATGATGGCGCAACCTTTCAAAATCCTCCTCGTCACTCAACGCTTACCCATTGTTACAACATCAAATCTATTAACGCCCACACGCCAATCTTCCAGCACTAATCCGGTGTACTTAACCTTCACCTGACGGCCAGAAAACCGGACATCAGTTGGCTGTGCAGCTGGATACGGCCCATGAGTCGTTTCAGTTGATGTCGGATACATCCGAGACTTGAAACTAATCTGCACCTCACCCAGCGTCTGCTCATCGGGTATTACTTGACGCACTGACATGATGTTTTCACCAACGCCAATCTCGTATGGTCCAGATTCAGCATAGACAGAGCCGCCGTCATAGGCAAAGCCCACCTCATGCTCGTAGATAAAGCCTGATGCATCCACCATGATGGGATTGTTAAATACGCCTCGATCAGTGCCAGCAGTGCGCCCCATTACGCCAATATTCCAATGATTCTCGCGGTAGTTGTAGGTGACATAGGAGTCAACCTCATTGCTGGCGTTGGATGGGTAGAACCACCAGACTTCACCATACTTGCTGTTGTGGACAGCGTAAACCTTACTAGCCTGGTTGTAGTTCAGATTCTGAAAGACATAGTCCGAGACATCGCACTTCAAAGGCTTAACGTAGCCGTCAAATATCCAGAAGCCTGATTGACTCATCCATAACGCGGTGCTGTCTATGGCCGCCACAGCTTGCGCTGAGATGACTCCGCATCCTGATGCCACGCGCTCAAAGACGTAGACATAGGGTTGACCGACATAGTTAGCGGTATGCACGTCAACGTCAGTGAACAGCAGATTGATGCCCCTGACGCGCTTTCCGCATTTCAGTGTGCCACTGCTGCTGATCTCAAAGTCGCCAGCTTGATTGGTGGCTGCCGCCGTCCATGTCGTATTGTCTTCCTGATCTGACCACTTCACCAGACGCGGGTTGCTGGAGGCACCCAAAGCAAACAGAAAGCGTTCAGCGGTGGAGAGCAAGGCAGAGCAGCCGGTTGGTGCGTTGGTGATCACAGCGGCCAGTGTAGGCGTTGTGAATCCCAGCTGCCACTCGTACAGCTTGCCATCAGCATCTGAACAGCCGACAAGGTACTCACCCCATGTGTCCAGACTCCATGTAGTAGCTGGCGCGATTGCACCAGTATCTGGACGCGCAACCCCATAAGCAAATGAGCCATAGAGGTTGTATCCATAGCCGGTGGTGTTTGTAGCGTCAGCACGCCCAGTGGTGAACCCTGTCGGTGTGATTTCTTTAAGGACAGAGTTTTCACTCATGACGTACAGCTTTGTGCTTGTACCCATGGCGATGTATCGCTCGCCGGCATTTGTCTTCCAAGTCAAAAGTCCACGGCATTTACCGGTCATGGCTGTCTCTGACTTCTTGCGCCAGCCGCCAATGGGACGCAGAGTATTCTCGTACCAACGCACAAGGTTTGCGTCAAACCAGCGTCCGGCAGACTGATACTCAGTGCCGTTGCGGTACACGCCTGGTGGAATTTTTAAGGGTATGAGTGCCATGGCTTGATTATGCGGTTTCTGTTGACAGATTGGACACGAATGTGAGAGTGGCNATCACTGATGGCACTGCCGGTCTGGTCGGTGAACTGCTGGCCGCATAGTGTTCAATCTGCACGCCAACATCTGTTGGCCGCCACATGATCTCCACATAGTCATTGGCCGCCAGACTTACAAAGAAGTTCAGTGTGGCAACAATGTGGAATGGGTCGCTAAGGGATTTCCTTGCCGCAAAGCCAAATCTGCTGTTTGACTTGTCAATGTTTGTTCCGTTCTTGCGAAACCACACATCCACATCTTGAGGTGCATTGGTGCTATTGGTCAGCTGAATGCT